GTGGTGGTGGCACCCGAGGCGGTGATCGACACGATGGTCGAGGAAGCCACCAGGGTGGACCAGGACGAGCCGTTGGCCGAGTCTTCGATCAGAGCGGTGACAGTCAGGGCCTTGGTGTCAGCCAGGGTCGTGGTGCCAGCGATCACGAAGGCGATGCTGTTGAAGTCCTTGCCATAGATCGCCGGGGCGGTCTGGAGCGAGGCGGTGTTGATGGTCACGCCGGTAACTTCGGTGGCATCACCAGAACCACCAGCGGTAACAGCGGTGGAAGCGGCGGCGTACAGCGCAGCGATTTCCGCCGAGATATTCTTGCCGAGAGCGGACATTGGGAAATCTCCTGTGGGATGTGAGGCGGGCTGTTACACCCGCCTCAGACCGACTTAGTAAGCCACGCCGGTGACGACGGCAGCCGAGTAATCGTGACGCATGGCGAAGTCATGACGCATGATCGCACGAACCACGGTCTGGTCCTGCGAGAAGGCGGCGATGACGTTGCTGCCGTCATGGTACGCGGCGGTGTCGGACACGTCGATCACGATGGACTGATCCTCGGCGATAACAGCGTCAGCCATGTCCACCAGATAGATTTCCGATTCGGTGCCGCCACCCAGATTGGTCGGGATGTTGTTCGACACAAACACCGGATACCCCCAAAGGTTGCCCTCACGAATTTCCGGAAACGAAAGGTTGCCGTTGGTGTCGCGGAGGATCCACAGGGCGTTCTTGGTGCGGGGCGAGAGGAACCACACCGGGCGGATCATCCGCACGTTGTTGCTCTCCAGCTTGTTGATCGCGTTCTTCAGATCGGTCTCAACATTGGCAGCCGAAGTACCAGCAGTGGCGAACACGTTACCGCTGTTGGCCCAGTAGCGAATGCCCTTCGGAGCGGCGCTCAGACCCTGGTCGCGCAGGAAAGCGGCGTCCTCGGTCACAGCCAGACCGGAGACCAGATCGTCGCGGACCACGCTGTCGGCCTGCGGGCTGGAGAACCGGATCAACTGGTTGCTGATCGGAACCAGAGCCGCCAGGGTGCGGGCGGTCATGCGAATCTGACCCATGGTGGGCTGGCTGGAGCTGATGTTGGTGTTCTCACCGATGTAGGAGGCGGTGGAACCAGCGGTCAGCTTCGGCACGGACAGATTGCCGTTGACCAGGGGCATGGTCATCGCACCGGCGCGACGAACAATGGCCTGATTGCGCAGCAGTTCGATGATCTCCGAGGAGTAGGACTCGGGGACCAGGAAACCACCAGCGGAGCCGGTAGCAGCACCCAGCGCCTTGGCGATGTCAGCACCCTCGGAGCCGAAAGTCTGCTCGGCCACGTAGGCGGCGTCACGGACATTGCCCTTCGAGGCGGCGAGGCAGCGGACGATACGGGCAAAGTCGGTGCCCTTGGCCTTGGGGGCCTTGACTTCAGCGTGAACGACCACGGTGGCCTTCTCCTCGATGGCGGGGACCAGATTCTTGGCCTTCATGGCCTCGAAATCCTCCATCCGCTTGATACGACCGTCCAGCACTTCGATCTCGCCCTTGGCATCATCGAAAGCCTTCTGTTCATCGACAGACAGATCGACATCGCCAGCAGCAGCCAGGATGCCTTCCATCTTGTCAACCAATTCGCCCCGCGCACGGCGAAGCCCGAGTACGTCGCGCATGGATGTTCTCCTTCGAGCGCGTTGCAGAATAGGGCGCAAACGCCCCGATGGACCCCTTCCGGGGATTACTTCAGCTTGAGCAGCACAAGCTGGTTGTGATTGATGTTCTTGCGAGGCTTGTGGTCAGGACCGCACCCATCCTCAACAGGACCGGCTGGCATCGACTGACCGCAAGTGGGGCAAGTATCGGGCTTCTCGGTGATCTCGACACAGGGTTCGCCGTCGTCCTTAATTTCCTTGTTGACACTGGCAACAGTGCGCTCTACGATGAGGGCGTTGGAATTACAGGGGACGCTCACCACACTGGCCTCCAACATTTCACACTTGGTGTACCGCTTGGCACCCCAAGGTTCTTTGGGATCGAGAGAGATCGCCTCAAGAGGGATGAAACCGATGGAGATTGCGTTGAGAACACCAGCCTTGATCAGATTGTAGACCTCATCGGACTTCTCGGAAGAACCGGGGTCAGGAAACTGAATCAGAGCCTCGACGCGACCGTTCACCACACCAATCTCGACACTGCGAGCAATGGGTTCATCATGGTCGTGCTGGTATAGAATAACAGGGTTCTTGCGGTAGGCGGTGAAGTCGATTCCGTTCGGATCAACAATGTCGCCAGCGCGGTCAACATCACCCGTGCTCACAATCACACGGATTTGCCGATCACCGACAGCCTTTGTGACACCGCGTAGGGTGAATGAACCACTCATGCCCGCACCTGACCTGAAAACACATCAAGCGTCTTGTATCATTGTTGATGTGGAGGATGCAAGCGTTCTGCGTCGTCAGTCTAACGCGCACCCTTGCTCATGTTATCACTCGCCCACAAGGGTTGAAGATTTGACAAGTCCCAGCATTCCTTGAACTGCGGATGATTAAACGAATCGTACTCGAACGATGACACTGGTCGAATATGATCGACATGCCACTGACCGTAGTTCTCCCATGTCATGCCGGGTTGAAATAAAGATTCGAGGTGATTGATGAGGGTGCTTGCGCTGTATCCGACAATGCCGATCCAGGATTCCCCGCCCTTCCTGTACGCCGTCCCGGACAGCGCATGTCTCATTCGTGCAGCGAAAGCGTCCGTCAGACGCTTGGTTGAGTCCAATCGTCTCTTGGTCATGTATTTTCGTCTGGCAGTGCGTCTTGACTCGGCGTAACTCGGATCGGTCATCTTAATGGCATACATCTCACGGGCGTCAGACCTAAGTCGTTCAGCATTTCTCTGATAGTGATTACGACGATAAGACGCGAGTATAGTCTTATCGCAATTCTTAACTTTGGATTTATACTTGTCAGGGTTCAGAGTATAGTCCCTTTTCCATCTCAGCTTACCAGATGCCTTTTCACAGTTTCGACAATCCGTCCTCAGTCTCCCCGTATTTCTATCAGCCATGCGAAAAAACTCCACCGTAGCCGGAAATTCGCATTGACAGTCTTTGCATTTCTTCATTGCGGTCATAATACCAGCAACTCCCTCTGTTCATACACCGACTCGCTTGGACCATCGCCCGAAGATGCGCGGCCAATAGCCATGATCAGGGCAATCGCACCGTCGATTTTGTTCTCAGCACGCTCCTTACATGGGAATATATTGTCCTTGGAATCGACCCTGCACACCACATTGCTCATCATCCAGGTAAGGACCGGATCACCGTCGTGAACAATCTTCCCCGACACGACAAGTCCGTCGAGCGACTTGCAAGGTTCACTCATCATCTGCACCGTATTGCGGTACTCCACGCACGCAACACCTTCATTCTGTAGATGCGTGACGAGCATGGTGGCTTGGAACGGGTCATAGACCACTTCCTGTACGTTGAAGCGGGCACAATCGTCCAGGATGTCCTGCTCAATGCGATCCATGTCGATCATGTCGCCATCCGTGGCAACCATCTGACCGGCGTTGACCCAGCCACGGTAATGGTTGTTGGAGGTGGTCTCCACGGTGCCTTCGGGCAGGTAATATGTGCCAAAAACGGCGAATTTACCCCCAGAAAGCGGAAAAAGCAGGATTTTGGCCGAAATATCCACTTTTGACGCCAAATCCAGCGCCAAATAGCAGTCTTTTCCCTCAAAATCAGCCAAATCCAGGCTCGAATCGGCGCAATCGTTCCACTTTTGCAGGTTGAAATAGGCACTGCGGGACGAAACCCAATGGCAGAGATGCTTGGTCCGAAAGATTCCCTGCTGTCTGGCGTTCTCAATCGCCTCTTTCTGCCGGGTGCGAAGGAACTCACCGCTCACCGACACGTCAATGTTCGGGTTCGCCATGATTAGGGCTTCTTCGGTCTGCCAGTCCACCTCGGGGTCGGCAGTCCACTCAGCATAGAAGCGGTCATCACCGGTGATCACCTTGTCCATGATCTTGCGCATGGTGATGATCTCGTCGTAGCACGGACCAGCGAGGTTGTCACCCGCCGTGGTGATGATGAACATCATGGGATGGGACCGAGCACCCATGCCCGTGACCATGGTGTCGTGCGCATTCGGCGTCTGGTGCTCGTGGTACTCGTCCAGGATGGCGAGATGCGGTGACGAGCCGTCGCCGGGATTGCCGATCAACGGTTCAAAGCGGGACGCATTCTTCAGTACGTTGATGTTGGAGGCATTGACAGCCACACCGAACTGTTTGAGGAACGCCGCGTTCTGCGCTGCCATCAACTTGGCGGGGCGGAACACCTCCCACGCCTGCTTCTCCGATGTGGCCCCGCAATACACCTCAGCGCCGCTCTCACCGTCGGCAGCGAGCATGTACAGACCCACACCCGCCGAGATTAAGCTCTTACCGTTCTTCCTGCTCACCACCACCATCGCCTTGCGGAACCGGCGCTTCCCGGTGTCGCGGTGGACCCAGCCGAAGATCGTGGTGAGCACGAAGCATTGCCAATCTTCGAGGTGGATGTTCTCGCGCTTGCTCGCCCACTCGCCCTTGGTGTGCTTGAACAACTCGATGAACTTGCAGATGCGGTCGCCTTTGGCAGCGTCATAGACGTACTGCCAGTCCGTGCGGGCGAGGTCATCCACCTGACGCTGACATGCCAGCTTGATCCACTTGCACGCCAGGATGTCCCCAGACAGAACACCCTGGATGTAGCGTTTGGCTTTCTCGGTGTGGGTGAGGGTCACTTCCCCCTCCTCAACGGCACTCCATGACGCCGCAGCGTCGAATAAATCGTGGCGGGCGACACGTCCAGGTCATGGGCGATCTGCTTCGTCGGCTTTCCCGACCGATACGCATTGACGATGGAGATGTCGCGGTCGTCCTTATTGGTCTTCTCACGCCGGTCGCGTCGGTTCACCAGACGTGTTCCGTACTGGTTGGTTTCCAGCTTACGTAGCACTTCTTCAACGGTCATTTGCAAAGCTCCCACCGAGTAGATGAAAGATACTTAGTCAACATCTCAAGGATCGACTGACCCACTCCCAGTGGGTTTGTCAACAGGCAACCCCAACATCTTATTCAGATCACCCACCTGAACCGCAGGCAGTGTATTGGGTACAGCGTCGATACCCTTGAGGAACGGTTCGCACTCGGACCACACCTCACGCAGCCGCTTCACCGTCGTCACGCTGTCCAGAACAGCCATGATACGATTCTTGGCGGAACGCTTCTCGTCTTCGAGGGTCTTAAAACCAGACCGCAGCGAAACCCATTCCTCGGAGAGAGGGTGTGTGGCCTCGATCACACCGAGAAAAGCATTACGCCTGACCGGGCGAGTGGTTCCGAATGTAACGCGATGATCCTGTGCCGCGATACGAACATACCCCTGGAGAGCGCAGTTCAGGAACTCACGCGGAACCTTGGCGAGTTGCTTCTGCGTCTGATCATCAACACAGCAGTCGTAGATACGATCACCGATGCTCAGTTCGATCTTACGCAACTCGTCGGTACGTTTGTCGAAAGCGTGAGACAGAGCGCGGTTGCAGATTGTGGTACGAATGTCTTTTGTAAGCCTTGTCATGATTGCACCTTCACAGTCAGTTCATATCCGAGGGCGTTTATCGCCGCCTCAAGTGCCTCAACCTGGGGGCTGCGGTTCTTCCGCCACTTGGTGATCGTTCCTTCACCAAGCCCAGCACGTTCGGACAGGTCAAGCAACCCGACGCGCTGCCGATTCATTTCCATGTAGACCCATTTCACCAAAGGGTGAACCCTCTCCGGGACCTTCAGTCTTTGGAACTGCCGCATTGAAAAGTCGCCTCCACACGTAGGACCGGATCACACTCACTACGGTGAAGATGACCACGATCCAGAAGTTTTGAGCCATGGTGACGCTGAAACCAAACAGCGGATAAACCAACATCCCCAACAGATACGAGATGACGAAGCCAGAAGCGGTGTTCAGACTCGCCTCGATGAATGAGTTCAGTCGCGTTTGCATCGGTCATCCTCCCCCACACCGCGAAGTTCGTAGGCTATCAGGAACAGGATGCAGCATCCGGCGTGCCAGAGGTGGGAATACCCGGTCTCAGGGTCCTTCGCTTCACCCTCCCACCAAGCGGTCATGTGACGGATGACGGCACCGTAGAGTCGATGCCACTCCATACCCTTCTCCCAGTTACGTGGCGCATATTTTTTGGCACCGAACATCAGCACCTTCACGATGCAGCGCACCGCGTCCCACGGCAGCAGGTGCCACGGGTCCTTCCCCTGGTCGTGTTTGACGCCCTCCTCGCGCAGCGGACCAGTGGTCTGCGTCTCGACGGTATCTCCGATCATCATTTCCTCACTTCATATGTCGGTACACGAGCATCCTGGATAGACCCCGCGACAATGCACGCTTTGACCCATGTGGTGCGACCTTCATCCAGTCGCCTGATGTGACCACGGCGGTAATGCGGGCGCGGACTGGCGTGATGCCCGGAGCCGGAACCGCCACCAGCACCAAGAACTCGCGGGTCGATGCGAACAATATGAGTCGTCGGTATCGGCAGTTTACCCTTCTTGACCCTCGACTTGTTGAGCGCGACAGGTGCTGGTGTACGTTCCGAGACGACCCCGTTGGTATTCAAGTACATCACCATCGCCATGGGAGGATCGACGAACTCAGATATCCGGTTGCCGACGCTGAAATACCGTTCCAATTCCTTCACCATGTCGGGCGTCGTCCAAGGGGTAGGCTGCCACTCGACAGTCCAGGATTTAGATTTCTCAGGGTTCACATGGACTGCGCACGTTATCGCAGGCGCGATACCAATGAGACCACGATGATCGTGGTTGAACGACCTCCACTCGGTAATGAATACCGGTCCACCAGATACGGTTCGTTCAACCTGATACATTGACCTGGATTCGGTGAAAGATTTCCCACGCTGGTCGATGAACTCGTACTGATGGATGAACGAACAGCGTTGAAACGGGAACTCAAGCAATCCATCGTTCCAGCAGATCATGGAGTCTTCCTGAATGTCTCTGAACTCCTGATAATCGAACCGCCCAAAATCGAACACCGGGTTGTCCAACACCAACATACCAAGTTCTTTGATGCGACTGTCACGCCCATGAGCGCAAAGCGCCAATTCCACGATCTTGTCAGCACGCATCACAATTCTCCAAACGGGTTGGCTTCTTCTTCAGTCTTCTGCGGCGCGACGAGACGGGTCCGGTCGAGCGGAGACATGCCGCACTTGCTCATCATGGCGTTCAGCGTCTTTGTGCATTCCGAAACGATGGCGACCTCGGGGTAAGGCACTGTCTTACCCAGGTACGTGTAGGTGCTCGACCCCCGCATATCCAGAATCTCCTGGTTCTGCTTCAGGCGAGCATAGGTGATGCACATCAG